GGCTTCCAACCATACAAAGCGTATGGCGGTACATATGACGCGCAAGGAAACCAAACTTCCTACGACCCAAGCAAAGGTATTGCAGGTTTTCAGCCCATGCAGACCAGAGCGCAAGAAGGCATAGCTAATATGCAAGCGCCGAGTCAATTTGGGCAGGCTATGGATGTTACAGGCGCTGGTATTCAAGGATCATTAGGCACTGCTGGTCAAGGCGTTGGCCTATCTGGTCTGGGCTATGAAACTGCTGGGGCAGGAAACCGTTACGCGCAGCAGGCAACAAACCCTAATGCTATGCAGGCATACATGTCTCCATACATGCAGAATGTGGTGGATGTACAGCAACGTGAAGCACAACGCCAAGCTGATATTGCAGGAACTCAACGTAACGCTCAGGCAGTTCAAGCTGGTGCGTTTGGAGGATCTCGTCAAGCAATTATGGACGCTGAAGCTGCACGTAACTTATCGCTACAAAAAGGTGATATCCAAGCTACTGGTCTTCAGTCTGCTTTTAAAGAAGCTCAGCAAGCCCAACAGTACGGGGCTAATCTTGATCTTCAGGGTAGGCAAGCTGGTATGCAAGGCGTTGGTGCAGGTATTGGTGCGCAACAAGCTGGCTACGGTCAAATGATATCTGGCGCTCAAAATCTTGCTGGGCTTGGTCAACAACAACTTGCTTCGCAACAAGGCATCTATAACTTGCAGAACACCATGGGTGCTCAGCAGCAGGCTTTAGAGCAGCAGAAAATAAACCAAGCGATGCAAGACTATGCCAATGCGCAGCAATACCCGCTTATGCAGTTGGGCACTATGTCCAACATGATTCGTGGTTTGCCTATGCAGGCTCAGACTACTCAGCAGTACGTGGCGCAACCAAACACTTTGACGCAAGCTATTGGCACAGCAGGTACAGGCGCGTCTCTGTACAACGCTTTTAACCCACCAGCACCGGCAAAGGCCAAAGGCGGCATCATCTCTTATGACGTGGGCGGTGAAGTTGAGAGCGATCTTGAGAATATGGACGAGCAGGGTCTTCAAAAGCAACTCAAAGAATCATCTAGCCCTTCAGTCAAACGCATGGCGCAGCGCATCTTGCGTGAACGTCAACTAAGTAAAGCTCCCGGCATGGCTGGCGGCGGCATCATTGCGTTTAAAGAACCAACTGAAGAAAATAATCAAAGTCTTGTTACCGACGAAAAACCTGTTGCGCCACCACTTACTGCGAGCCAGATATTGCAGCAACGCGTATTGCAAGGCGAACCTGTTAAGGATATAACGAAAAATCCAGTAGGCATTATGCAAGCTGTGCCAACTCCACCCGCTGCTCCTCCTACTTTGAATCAAGCAGTTCAAGGCGCTACTGATCTCACTCCTGCAATGAAAGCTTTGCAGACTGATGTATCTAGAGAAGCGGCTGTTTCATATGAAGACCGACTGGCAGAAGTCCGAGCCGCTAAGCAAGCTGCGGGACTTGAAGCACCCGGTGTTGAGCAAAAAGCAAAACTTATGGCGGAGCGTGCTAATGCCGAAGATGAAGCAAGGCGCAACAGATATCTTCGCGCAGCAGAATTCTTCTCTACATGGGGTTCAACACCCGGCCCAACTCTCGTTGCTGGTATGAGTGCGGTAAAAGCAAATGTGGCTAATATTATTTCTGATGAGAAAGAAGCTAAAAGAATCCGTATGGAGATCGACAAGTCTATTGCTGGACTTGATGAAGCTACTCGCCTTGAGAAGAAGGGCGACTTTGAAGCTGCCACGGCTCTTAAAACTAAGTGGGCTGACAGGATGCAGACGGTTAATCTAGAGATCATCAAGATTCAAGAAGAAGAAGCTAGAGGCGTACGCGCAGACAAACGCGCCGAAGCAAAAGATATTCGTCAGGGTCAACGCGAAGAAGCAAAAGACATTCGCTACGCGGGTCTGCAAAGAGACATTACGCAGATGAGGATTGACTCTGACGAAAGACTTAAGAAGATTGATGCTTCATGGCGTTCTGCGGATAAGGCGGATGCAAGCACTGATAGACTGCTTGGAATTTGGAGATCTGCGCAGGATGCAAAAGGAACTGCTGAACAACGAATTGGCAATATCATGAAGTCTGATGAATATCAAAGGGCTTTAGCTGACTCTAACGCCACAATAGATGGAAATAGTTCTCCAGCGGCTAGAAAAATGCAGTCTGACGCTAAAACAGCACTGGCAGAATTTCAAGGTTCTTTTAAAACCATGCGTGATACAGCAGATAAAACTGTATCAATCTTGGAAGACCGTTTACGCGCAAGAAAAATTGATCTCCCAGATACCAAGGCAAAAAAAGGATCTGATACAGGAGCGCCCCCTCCACCTCCCGGCGCTAAAGTAGATTAAAGATGGCACTCCAAACTGCTACCAATCCTGATACAGGGGAACGCTTCGCGTTGATTGATAACGAGTGGGTTCCTTTTTCTAAAACGGCTAGTAATCCTGATACAGGGGAAAAGTTTGGGTTGATAAAAAACGAGTGGATGCCCTTAACTGTTAAAGCTGCTACGCCACCTATAGATGGTAGAAGCGCTGTTGACCAAATTCCCGGTCAGACTGCAAAAGCGCCTGAACCAAGACCGCAAGACCAAAGTGTTCTTCGTCAGTTTGCCGACGTGCCTCTTAAGGTAGGGGCTGGTGCTGTTACAGGTGTACGCTTAATTGCCGATGCGTTTGGTGCAGATAGTGGTGTGTCTAAAAGTCTTCGTGGTGTAGAAGATGAGATAGCTGCTTTGTACAGCGCTCAGTCCAAGAAAGACAGCAAAGAAATTGCCCGCATCATGAAAGAGGCGGAAGATAAAGGCATTCTGGATCAGGTGACAGCGGGTATTAAGGCAATGTCTGTTGCGCCTGTTGATGTTATTTCTAACTCTTTAGGTACTGCTGCCCCCGCTATTCTTGCTGGCTTAGTTACTTTGGTTACTGGCGGTGCGCCGCTGGTAGCTACAGGGCTTACGCTTGGTACAGGCGCAATCATGGGCGCGGGCACTGCCAAGAGCGCGATCTATGATGCCACCAAACAAGTCTTGGCTGAAAAGACCAAGATGACGCCCGACCAAATTGAAGCCGCTGCGGTCAAGGCGCAAGAGTATGGTGGCAAGAACTTAGATCAGATTTTGCTTGCATCGGCAATTGGCGTAGTTGGAGCTAGAACAGGTGTGGAGCCTGTTATTGCCCGGCAGCTGGCAAAAGATATTATTGGGCGAACCACAGCAGAACAAGCTGCCGCTACCGTTGCTACACAAACAACGGGTAGAGAAGCCGCCAAAGCTGCGGTTAAAGAAGTTACGGCAAGAGAAACGGCGCTTGCAGCGGAACGAGGCGTTGTCAAACAAGGCGTTATAACGGCGGGTAAAGAGTTTGCAACCGAATTCCCGCAAGGTGCGCAAGAACAAATGGCGCAAAATATTGCGTTGCAACGCGAGGGCTTTGATGTACCCACAATGCGTGGTGTTGTCAGTCAAGGCACTATGGAAGGTGCGGCAGGTTTTGGTATGGGCGCGGCTGCTGGCGCACGGGAAGGTTACACAGCCAAACGCGAAGCAGCTACGGATCAAAGCGCAGGCCAAGACTACAAAGACTTGTTCACTACTGCAAGTGACGACATAAAGGCAGGCGCTCCACAAGCTACACAGGAACAGCTTGACTTAATTAATGCAGCAACGTCGTCGGGCGCTACACCTCCTGCGACTACACCTCCTGCGACTACACCTCCAGCGTCTACTGATGCGTTGGCTAAGGCGCAAGCGTACATAGATGAAGGTAAGCCAAATACATTTAAGGCAAAGAATCTAGTTAAAGAACTGGGTCTTGATGTGCCTGCTGGCGAAGGATTTAATGCACGAGCAATTGAAGCAATCAAGGCTCATCTCGGACAAGGAGCACCAACGCAATCTGTTCCTGCGGCTACACCTCCTGCGGCAGCGGCGCAACCTGCGTCAGTAAAACCTCAATTGCCCGTAGCACAAGAGGGCGAACCTGCTATGCAAGTTCAGGACGGGACTAGACAGCCTGTGCCTATGAGTGCATTGACAACCCCAGAAGCTCTGCAACGCGCTGGAGAAGTATTGAGTGTGCCGGATAGAACTCCTGAGCGCATACTCTACGAACTTAATTTTGCTAATAGCCGTGGCGGTTTAGCTACTTGGGAGATAGAAACTATTCTTGGTCTTCGTAATCAAGAGCAAACAAGCCGACAAGGAGCACCAAGTGGAACTGACAATGCACCAAGTGGAGCAGGCGCTGGCGTGGATGCAGCAGCCAATACTACAGCCAATGCCCCCAGAGCTTCAGTCAATCAACCCGGAGGTGTGGGAGGAGCTGGAGCTGCTGTCCCTACAGGTGATACTGGAGCGAAGACTGAATTCTCTGCACTGAGCCAAGAGACTCAAGACGAAATTAGTAAACGTCGTGATGAAGTTTTAAACCTAATCGAAGATGGGGCGGCGGGCAAACTCATTAAAAACAAACTCAACTATCTCAACCGGCTGGAAGAACAGCATGGGTTAGAACTGTTTAAGCCATCTTCTGACGGCCTGCCTGCAAAACGCAGTCCTTATGTAAGTACCCAAAAACTGATAGACCAAGGTTTGCAAGCAAGCGCAAGCGTTCAAGGCGGCGCACCTGTTTTTCCAATAATAGGCTCAAGTCCTGAGGCAGTGCGGGCTGCTATGAAATTAGCAGATAAATATGAAAAACGAGTAGAGCAAGAACGGCAACGCTTGCTTGAAGAATCGCGTGGCAAATCCCTACCCAACATAAAAGTTGATGACGCAATCATTGAGAACTATGAAGCCAAGCGGGAAGAAATAAACGCCGCTGCTGATGAGCACAATAAGGCTCGTGACGTCTCGGCTGAAAAAATTAAACAGCTTTACAAGGCGCGGGAAGACGCTGAAGTCAAGCTTGAGGATGCGAATCTTGACGACCCAGTAAATCAGGCGTTGATTGATGAATTAGATGCGCAGATTGTTGAGGCTGAAAAAAATCTACAAGTAAAGAACAAGCTCCCTAACTGGGATAAAGAGATCACGCCTGTTGAGAAGGAAGTCTATCTAGACAAGATACGCAACAACACGCCAAAAGAACATGAGGAAGCTGCAAGGGCTCTTTTGGAGTTCCGTCGCCAGCAAGGTATTGAAAGCCGCGAAGGTGAAGGCACTCTTAATCGCAATGACCAGCGCTTAATTAAAGGTTATGAAGACAACCGTGAAGTCACAGGAAAAGTGTATGGGTTTAAATTCCCTGCTTGGAGAGATTTATCCAACGCAGCAAAAGCCATATACCTACGGACGGTAGCAAACAATTCTGGTCTACAGCAAGATGTAGGTTTTGCTGAAGTTGCACAACAGATCATCAGCGAGAACGGCGACATATCTTCTAAAGATAAACAAGCCCAGAACAAAAACATCCAAAAGATTAAGGATGAAGTTCGCCAGAAGTCTGAGAAGTTGCAAGAGTACTACCAGAAACTGCGCGACAAACAAAGCAGCACATCTGGTGAAATGCCAAAAGCATCGGAGCAATTACCCAACGACCTTGTGCAGTTGGCTAAGGATAACAATCTTGAAGGTTTGTTGAAAGGTATTGCCGAAAAATTAAAAAACGCGGATGTCACGCACCGAAAAATTTATCAGCAGATCGCCAAGCTAGTAGCAAACCTTGGTTTGAAGACACAGATTAAGTTTGTAGATAGCTTGCCTGACGGTGATCTGGCTATATACAAAGCCGACAAAGACACAATCTATGTGACGCCTGAAGGCCTGACCTATACAACTATTCTGCACGAAGTGGTACACGCTGCCAGCGTACGGGTGATGAACCTCTTTTTGACGGGGAAGAAAAACCTTCTTACGCAGTATCAGATAAAAGCTGTTGAGCAAATTCTGGCAATCATGAAAAGCACGAAAGGTGCTTTAGAAAGTCGGCATCCAAACGCTTATGACAACCCATATGAGTTTCTTGCTTATGCTTTGACTGACAAAATTTTTCAAGTTGATTTGCAAGGTGAAGGCGTTGAGTACGCTCAAGACGTGGCTTTTGGTCTGCGCAAAGACAAGATCCTTGATCGTATGCCCGGCAAGAAGTCAATGTGGTCAGAGTTTAAAAAAGCTATTGCAGGTATTGTTGGTTACAAGCCGGGTCAGATGGTGTCCAACAACTTCATGATGGAGTTAAATTCTGCGTTTGAAGACATTCTTTCAGTGCCCACTGAGCCTATCTATTTGACTGACTTGCCCGCCAAGGCTCCAAAAGTTCCAAAAGGTAAGGGCAGTCAAAGGCTGCCTCGTGTTGGTGGTATGGACGATCCTAAAAATCGTGAGGCGTATAAGCTAAGCGAGAAAGAATACCCGGGTTCCAAACTTGTGAAAGCGGTCAAGGATTTGTTCAAGGTGCAAGGATGGCGAGACAAAGCCACTGCATTTGTAGACACAACCTATGAGATTGGCAGCTTTGAGCGTAGAGCGGATCTTGGCGGAAAAATTGTGCGTGACATGAGTGGCTCGTTTAACAACATAGCTGAGCACATGACGCTGGCAACTGGCGAGAAGCTGCAATTCTTGACGCATTATATTGATGAGCCTCTTACTAATTTAAAGCAGGCGTTTGGTGACTGGATGAAAGTTGCGGATAAGTCATTTGATGATGCCTTAATTGACTTCCATATGTTTGCTGAGATGTTCCATGAGCCAGAACGTCGTACAGCTTTGTGGGTGCAGGCAGTGCCGTTGAATACAACTAAGAATCTTGTGCAGAACGGTAAGCCAATCAGTGCAGCGGAGCGCCGCACTCAAATTCTTGGTGACCCCAGCAAAGGTATTCCGGGCTTGAAAGATCAGGTCGAACTTACCGCTGCCCAACAGAAACAACTCTGGAGCGAACTCACATCGCTGGCTGAGAACTATGCAGACGTAGCAGGGTATACGCCTCGTGATATCAAAATTGATCCTACCAAACCCAACTCAGCACAAGCACTCAAGAAAGAGAACGCGCTGTATAACGTGCTAGGTATTGACCAGAAAGAAGTAGATCTGCGCAAGACGCAGTTTGATGCGTTGCCGCAAGAGCAGCAAGACGCCATCATGAAAATTTTTGACTCAACCAAAGATTTGGCAAAAGCCACAAAAGAGTTAAACAAGATTGGTAACTACTGGTCATACCCTGTATCTAATGTTACGGGTATGTATGACTATCAGTTTTACATGCCATTCAAGGGCGTTTCAAAGAACACCGCAATGGCAGATTTGCTTGATCCCGACACGATGGGTCAAGGTCGTATAGGGACTGGAAAAGGAAGCCGTGGTAAGGCGTTACAAGAAATTGAACACGCGACTCACGGGCGCTTTGCGGTGTCTGACAACCCATTACTACAACTCATGTCAGATGCTTACAAAGGTGCAGACCGTGCTGGGCGGCGTAACTTTTCACAGTCAATTAAGAACGCACTGCCTAAGAGCAAACTAAATCCAAATGGCACGGGAATTATTGACGGCGAAATAGTTGAGCATATTCCCTTCACTGCGCGTGAAACTGTTGATTTGTCAAAGTACAAGGGCGGCGCAAACATTTTCCATTACAACGAAGATGGGTCTATCGACATATTGCGTATTAACAATCCAAAGTTGTTGAATGCGGTGCGGTACTCATTCAAAGAAGAAAAGCCTCTGTGGGATTTGGCAAACGATGTCACAGGTTGGATTGGTGCGCAGCACACCCGATACAACATCAACTTTGCGCCAAAGAACTTTGTTGTTGATATGTTTACCAACGCTTGGAACATGGGCGGTGGCAAAATGGGGCCGCTGTCTGCTCCTAAGTACATTGGTTTGATGGCTGCTCGTGTGTTGCAGAACGGTTTGGGCAAAGCATGGGAAGTGGCTCTTTTAAATGAAAAGGGCGACAAGCAAAGCCAACAGCTGATGATTAACAGCGCCAAGAAAGATCCGTTTGTGCGCGACATGCTTGAGCTAATTAAGTTTGGCGGCAAGACAGCCTATATTGAGAGCTTCTCAATTAAGAACAACACGGAAAAGCTGCGTAAGTTAAAGAATAAAAATTGGGTGGCAAGTACAAAAGAAAGTATTGACGCGCTTCTTGACTCATGGAGTGGCATGTTTGAATTGACAAGCCGGACTGCTGCGTATTCCATCTTTAAGGAGTACTACTACAAGCAACAGATAAAGGACGGCGTGTCTGACGTCAAAGGCCCGAATGGGGAGATGTCACCTGCCGAACGAGCAGCCTGCACACAAGCCGCTGCTGAGACAAAGAATCTGACCAACTTTGAAAAGGTTGGTACTTACGGGCGTGAGCTTGGCGGGTTATATATGTTTATTCGCCCATCTGCAATCAGTGCTACGCGAGCCATTGAAACAGCTTCACCTGCATTTACTCCCGTCTCATGGGCAGAGGAGAATATGCCCGCTGTGGTTAGAGATGATCCAAAAGCCAAAGCTGAGTACATTAAGAACTTTAAGAAGCTGCGTACAAATTCTCAAATCATGGTCGTTGGGTTGACTGCTTCTGGATATGTTGCATATTTAATGGCAATGATGATGGCTCCCGATGACGAATGGAAACGCAACAGCGTGCGCAGTGACAATATGCAGCAATGGACTCGCAACGCACGGTTTCACATCCCTGACAGTGTTGGTTTGGGCAGGGATGTTGTCATCCAGATACCTTGGGGTTTTGGTCTTGGCGCGTTCCCTTCGATTGGTGCTCAGATCGGTGGCATGGTTCATGGGCAAACATCATTTAAAGATGGCATGGGCAACATACTCGGGTCAATCCTGACTGACTCATTCTTGCCTATCCCCATCTCCAAGATACCTCCATCTGAATCGCCATTAATGTGGGCGTTTGACTCAGTAGTTCCTTCCATGTTGCGGCCTGTATCTGAATACCTTATGAACATGAACGGTATCGGTCAGACAATCAACAGTGCTACGCAGCGTAAGTTTGGCGATGCGTTCACGGGTGGCGACAGAATTCCCGAGGTGTATAAAGATTTTGCGGCATGGCTGTATGACAAAACCAAGGGTGAGCGAAATATTTCTCCTAACACCATGTACTTCCTTACCAACAGCTATGTTGATGGTATAGCCCGTCTTGGTGAGATGGCTTACAACTGGATTGATTTGTCTAAGGGTGATAAGAGATTTAATCCAAAGACTGATCTGGCACTGCTTGGGTCTTTCTTTGGCTCTAAGTCGAACGTCGATGCCCGCGAGTTCACCAAGGTGCAAGAAAAGGTTAAAGACTTAGAAACACGTTTGAAGACACTGAACAAGACCAATAGGGCTACCGCATTGGAATTCAGGGCTGAGAACCCCGGCGTGGAGAGCGCCATCAGTATTTATAACCAGCAGGTGGCGCGACTTGACAAGATCCGCAAACGGGCAAATGAGATACGTGTAATGGATATACCGCCGATTGACAAAGAAGAGTTTCTGCGGCTGAACATCCTTCAACAGAACATGCTCAAGCATGAGATCATCGAGCGACTCAAGGGCTACAACATTGAGCCTTAACGAACACGCCAAGTTCGGACACCAATGTGCCCATCCTTGGCTGTGATGTAAGACTTCACCTTGATGTCGGCACGTTTTGATCCGCAATCTATGGAATAGATAATCTCAGCGAAACGGAGGGTAGGGATAAAAAAACTATCCCCCACTTCCATAGAACTAAACGGAAAAATCCACTCCGGCTCAGGTAGCTGAATCATCAATCAGTTCACTGGGTATTTCAGTCTTGAACCAATACAGATAAGCTGGGTCAACGCTGATGGCGTTCTTCCATCCAGTAGTCAAGCGCCCCTTCTTGTCATCTATCAACTTGTTGCGTGAGCGCATGTCTGCCTCAAACTCCCGTGTACTGATCTTGCGTTCTGCAAGAAACTTCTTCAGCTCTGCTTTAGATACTTGCACAAGACTTTCTTCACTGACGATACGCGCAACGATCGGGCCTCGAGGTTCCATTGTGACTCTACCTTCCTTAATGACAAGGATATTTGCCATATTGCGGTTGATAAAGTCAGCAAGCAAAGAGGGAAAGTCGGAGCGGTTAACCCTGATGACCTTCTCCCGAATGTCAATCATGCTGGCAACGGTAACCTCATATGTCCGTTCAAGTGCGTAATCTGTGATGTTGTGTTCATTGGCAATCGTTGCCGCAGCCATGTTCACGCCAAGCAAGTTTTGATAGAACCGATACTCAACATAGTCGCCAAAGTCGCGGATAAATTTGTCTTCCCATTTAAGAATGTGATCCAACACATAGTTGTCGCCACGGGTAATGATTTCTTTGATGAACATCGGGCCTGCATGTCCGTAGTTGTAATTGAACGCATCAAAAATATACTTACCCAACCTTGAATCTTTTTCAAGCATCTCAGGACGCTTGATTACAAACTCAATCAACCTAGCCGCTTCGCCATTAGGATTTGATTTGGCGGCTTCCAATATGCCATATATACCGTGGTTTGAAGTAATCACTGCAATCAATGACGCTGACATTTCGTATTCACGCTCAGCGTTAACAGACGCTTGCATCCTGATCTTGGCTTTGCCGTGAGATACGTTGTGTATCAACTTGCCAAGCTCTTTGCCGTCTTTGTCACCAACCTCGTCCAACCCAAACATCATGCTATGCAAACCAAGATAACGCCCCGTGAAACCGTTGTCAGTACCGTCCACCACACTCATGTTCTTAGGATGCCCAAACATACTCAGTCCTGCATACATTGCGCCTGTTTTGGCATTGCCCGAATCCCCAAAAAGACTCATGACTACGCCAGAAGTATTTGTGTAACACATCAATGGAGAACCAAGTCCACTCATAGATGCAAACGCATGTAGCTCAAAGCCGGGTTTGCTTAAATAATCCATTGACTCACGCCAACGCTGGAACGTGCCGTGCTTGATAAGGTGTTTGGATAAGCCTTTGACAAACGGAGACGACGGCGCATCAATAATCTCGCCCTTGTGGGTAATTTCTTTCTTACCTATTACAAAACCCCGTGTGGGCCATTCTTCGGTATCAACGGTTCTTTCTTTTGTCCACCCCATCTGCATACGCATCTGAAGGGCGGCTTCTGTGGTCTGGAGGTACTGCCCCCATTTGATTACATAGTTCATAATGTGTTGGTCGTGGTGAGATGCAAAAAATACTCCGTTACTCGACATGATTGATTTAAGAGCTTCCTTGGCGTATACATGCTTCATCGGCAAAAGGAACTCGCGGAACCCGTCCTTGGGTAACACAAGGCGCATCTGTAAGCACTCGCCATCAAGCGGGCTGACCATGCGAGAAATTGGATACAAGTCGTGAGACAGGATGAGGACTGGATCGTCTTGGTGCTTGACTCCCTTCTTGTCAACTTTCGGTGCTGGAACAAAGTAAATGCCGCCGTGCTGTCCCCGCACAAAGGGCATCAGTAGGTCTGGGAAATCAGGAACCGTTTGGGGATTCGGTGCTTGCCATACTGATTCCTCCTTATCTGTCTTTGCGGCGGGGGTGAACTCTCGAGCAAGAGTGATGGGGCTGATGATGTTGCCTCTGTGCTGACATCCTTCGCATCGGCTGGGATAGTTGTCGATGAACCAAGCACAGGTGCGTGGAGCAGGAAAGCGACTTGCTTTTTCTTCTGTTTTTGCATGGTTGTAGTCAGGATGATCCTCAGATAATTCATGTATGGCAGTAGCGCCGTCATCACAAAATTTGGCTATTGATAGCCCAGCGAACCACATAGGTTCTTCTAAAGTCTTTGCGTTCTCACACATAAACTTAATCTGTGCGCAGCCACCTTCATCGTCTACGCTTTTTTGCGCCAGCACCGAGAACTTGCGGGGAAAATTATCTAGCTTGAGTATTTCCTTGGTGTCGTCATCCAAGCCTTTAGGTATGCTTGCAAGAATGTTCTGTGACTCTTGCGGCCTTTCAATGATTTCATCTGTATCACCGTACAAGAATGATTTGAACTCCTGCCAGCTATACACGTGAATCGTATCGGTGATAACCGACGTGGGGCGTGGGGTTCCCGTCTTGTAATTGAATGTCTCTGGACACCGCATGATCCGTGCGGCATCTGCTGTGACTACGGGGTCAATGGCTATGCGTTCAAGACAGATTGTTTTAAATATCTCTGCGGCTGGCTTCCATACATCCTTGGGGATGTCTGTGTCCATGATCCAGTAAGCATGTATTCCGCCACCGGAGTCAATCACCACTGGGTCTGGTAAGCCTGCCGCCCCTTGCAGTTTGTAGAGCGCAGTGTGGGCATCTGCTTTACTTGCGTACTCTTTACCTTCGCCTACATCCAGATCAATGAAGAATGATCTGACAAACAAACAGTCATCTGCTTTGCGACTGTATCCTTCAAATGTTCCAAGTGCTACAAATACATCTGCTTTCTTGTCTTTGAGCTTTTCAATTTCTTCCAATACGCCGTCGAGTGTCTCTGCAAATCGGTTCGCCATTCTCCCATTGGACAAACCACTGACACAGTAGACACCCTGACTTGGCAATGCTTTCTCGTAGAATTGTTTTAACATGTCTCGCCAGAGTTGAAAAGAGCGAGGCTATGCTCGCTCTGGTTGATGAAGTCGGAGTTACCCCCGTTTAGTTCTTGTCGAATGACCTCCCGACCATCTCTTCAAGATAGGCTTTCGCCTCTGCATTGTTCTTTGCTGGAAGAACACCTTTTGCGGTGTCGCTCTCAATCAGTTCGGTTATGGCTTCAACCTTCAGCAAATTTTTATGCCGAATGTAACTGCCACGGAACCAACTGAAAACCGTCATCCGAGTTACATCCAGCGCATATGCTACATACTTTGCGGGCAGGTTTCCTTTCACGCAAGCATTAGCTAGGGCAATCCCTGCCCTGTTTGGATTCGCTTGATCCAACCCTTCAATAAACTGTTTACTGTATGTCCGTGGCATTGTTACTCCTTATTTCTTAGACCACTTTTTTACGACGTCGTTGATGTCCTTCTCAGCGGCGACCGGCTTGGTAGATTCGCGCTTGGTAGGCTCAGAAGTTTCTTCCTCTGGAATCTCATTGCGGTGGCTTGCTGGTGCGGCAACTTCCTCGCTATCCGACTGGAAGACATTCATCTTCACAGCGGCTTCGGCGGCAGGGCTCTTTGCTTGATTGGCAATGGTCTGCAAATCAGCATCTTCAACCTTGCCCGCAGGACTGAACAGAACCTTTGGCGTAGGAGATTTCGTATCGAAGGCCATCTTAGTAATCACCCGGCCAGCGCTTACGTTGTGTGACGCAAGGTGTTGGATGTAAGGACGGAATGGGAATCGACCGTTATCTTCTTTACCGAAAGATGATGTCGCAGGCAGAACCAACTGCATCACATCTCCTGATGGATCGTTGGGCAGAACCACGGCAGTGCGCCAAGACAGGCGGCAGGCTGTACCAGAACCACCTTGACCAGAACCTTTGACGGCCTTGTCGCAGTCGGCGCACTTGCTTGCTACGGGAGCCTTGACATCAGCGTCGGGGGTCTCAGAGTCGGTTGACCAGCAGTTAGGGCTGATCTTTTGACCTTCTTGGTACGCGCCTTCGTAAAACATACGGGAGGCTTTGTGTGCCATCTTGACAAAGATGACGTTCATGTGGCGGTCTTCGATTGCACCGATTTCCTTGCCACCTGAATATTTGCGAAACACACCGCCCTTGATAGAGATGCGTTTGTTGGAACGCGCACCGCCTGCTACGGCAAGTGTGTCTTCATCTAAGCCCGCGATGGGGGTCATTGCACCACTGAACATTGTTGCGAGATCTGTACTCATTTGATTTTCCTTGTTACTAAATTAACTGATTACTCGGAGGGCTTACGAACGACGATCGTAAATTCCCTCATCACATTCACTCCGGGCGGCAGACCTTCGTCTTTGCGTTCCTTAATGAATTCTTTGAAGTTGCCCTGATGGATACGTGCCTCCATCAAATCAACCGCTTCGTTCTCCAACACAAACTTTCTGAAGCTTTCGCCATCAGCTACGGTGTAGCGTTCGTTCAATTTGCGAATCACTGTGCCGTTATTTGTTCGGATGCTCTTGGCATTACTCTCGTTGCAGGTCACCATGAAATTCTGCTCAAGGACTTTCATCTCACCCTCAAGCGCCTTATCTTGGCCTTCCCACTCTGCTCTCATCTTCTCACGGGCTGAACGAATTGTCAAGTATACTTTGACTAATTCATCAAGTTTTGTTTCCTCAATTTCTTCGACTTCTGTCATATTCCCAACTCCTGTTTGTACAACTCAACCAAGCTCTCGTGCATATTCACCTTGCCTTGAAGCATCTGATACACCTTACGTTCAGCCTCCGATCCTTGTAGATGGACGACTGTCATACTGTTCTTCTGCCCGACACGGTCAATACGCGCAATGCACTGCAAGTACGTTTCCACAGACATGACTGGAGACCAAAACACTACTGTGTCGGCGGCAGTCAATGTCACGCCATGCGATGCGGCTTGAGGTTGAATAACTAATACTCGTGGATCTTCCTGCGTTTGGAATCTGTTGATGATGTCCGAACGCTCCTTTGCTGATACTGCTCCGTTGATTACTTCACTGATGACTCCTTCTTTACTGAGATGTTTTGAAACTAACTCGATGGTGTGCGTGTATGGCACGAACACAATTACCTTGTGTATCGTCTCCTCCAGCACCTCCATCAAGGCGTTAAGGCGTGGTGAAACATCAAACTCCACGACCTCTTTGGTATCGGTATAGACTGCTCCACCCGATATTTGCAACAGCTTGCTAAGCTTCGCTGCCGCATTAACTGCGCTGACTTGCTCTCCTGCGGCCTCGATCAACAGTTGGTTCTTCAACCAGTTGTAGTATTTGAGGACTTGAGATGTCAGGGGTACTTCTCTTGTCTGATACACCACCTCGGGCAGGTCAAGACACTGGGCTTTCTCAAAGCGGATGGCGGGTTGCAAGGCGGCAAATACATCGGCCTGCGCAGTCTTCTTTGGTATCCACTTGAAGGATGTGATCTGTTGCATGACCTTATCGCGCCATGCGGTTACGTACTTGGGTACGCCAGTAGGGTTGACCAGCTTCGCCAAGCCAAACGCATCCAGCGGAGACTGCGAGGCGGGTGTGCCTGTGAGCATCCAAAGTTTGGTTGAGGGAGTGATGAGCTTAGCCAAGGTCTTCCAGCGTTTTGTAGATACCGTTTTATATGCGTTCGCTTCGTCAATTACAATTAGGTCAAACCCTACTTTACTTATGTCATCCGCAACAATCCCCACCCCATCGAAGTTGATGATGACAAATTCGTACTCTCCATTAATAATCTTCTTACGCTTGTTGGCATCTCCGTAGGCTACCGCAACGGTTCTGTGCATGGCGGTTTTGAAGATGTCAGCCTGCCAAGCCGAGTACATGATGGACAGCGGGCATATGACCAGCACCCGCTTGATCTGCTTTTGGTTCATCAGGTAGTCCACCGCCCAGATAACTGAGGACGTCTTGCCTGTACCTGCCTCATTGAAACAAAATACCCTGTCTCTAAGAGCTAGATATGATGCAGTAGTTTTCTGGTGGACGAATGGCGTATACATTCCGGGCCAGTCGTACTGTTCGTATATTGGGGAAGGAGCTTCTCCGTATATCCTGACGAGGCGTTGCATCTCCTCAATGCCCCAATAAATCAGTAGCTCGGCTGATTCACCGTCATCACTTAGTACCTCGCACTTTTCGATGTGCCCGACCAAGAGATTTACTTGATGTGACGGTATCACCATGCGTACCGCCGTTTTTTCAATGACTTCCATACTGACCTTTACTGAGTTTTAACATGACCCCTTACGGGGGTCAGTCGGTCAAGCCCGTCGTGCGAAAGGAGAGGGGGTCTCGAAAACACCGCCTGACTGACATGGTTAAGAGGGGGACAACTAATCCCCCGCCACCGCACACTCATGCCTTAACGCGATGACAATTACTTCATTGCGCCACTGGACTTTCTTGCGAAAGATCTGTTCTTGCTGGGCGCTTCAAGTCGGACACCGTCTTTGTTTGATCCGCCTTTAGATAGAGCCTTGACGTGCGCAACATCTTTTCCCTTGCGGCTAACACCTTCGGCATCAAGCTTTCTTCGGGCGCGTTGTCGCTCCATTCGGTTATCGTTTTCTCCACGGGCTTGTTGTTGTTCATATTCTTTTTTATAGGGTCTTGGTTTGGTTACGTATGGCATGGTCAACGCCTTTCTTTGTAGAAGTCGCAGGTTGTTACTGGACACCAGCCGCACAGCGGGGTGGGATTAGGATTCCAAACGTCATTTTCGTATGAAGCATCCATCCGTGCAAGGTCATTCTTGAACGCTTTCCACAACTCGGGGATCTGATCTCGGGTGTATTCTTCAGTTGTGAACGCATCGTGCATCACGAACAGCAGACCAGCCTTGACTCGGTTAATCTGTGGGAACTTGGCAAAGGTCATCAGCGCCATCAGCTTTAACTGTTTTGTATCAGGGTACTTGCTACTGCCAGTCTTGTAGTCGAGAATGTGGGCGAGGTCGCCCTCCGTTATAAGCAGGTCAACAATACCCCGCACCCAGTACCCCTTACCGTACTCACAGGCGTTGCCATCCCGATCAAGAGCCATCCTCAGTTCTGGATGTTTCTCACCATCAATCTCCATCAGCGTGTCCATCAGCGCCTTGAACCGTTCGTAGTTCTTGGCAAGTGGAGTGCCATCCTTGACGTAATGCTCAAGCGCTTTGTGTACTTCGTTGCCGTAGGTCATCTCCTGCGTTGGCTTTACAAAGAAACGCTTCAGCACCTTGATCTCTTGATACTGCTTGGGGCAGTTGACGTACTGCTTGAACGATGAAAACGACCATGTGTAGCTCATGTGTTCTTCTCCTTGAGTTTGGCTTCAATGGCTCTGGCTAACGCATACACAGCAAACTTGTCTTGCGGTCTTAGTGTTTGGTAATGCCCAGTTGTTTCATAGCCTTGGTCAATCTCCTCATCCGTCAGATTTACCCATGGGCGTTGGTAGATTTGAATGTCATCATCTTCATCTACTCTGCGCATCGCCGCCCTCACCGCTTCCTTGCGCTGTCGTGCTTGTCGCTCAATGTCATTGAACGCTTCATCTTCGGGGTCTATGTATCTTGATTCAGTCATGCTTGCCTCTCCTTCATGCGTTGTATTCTTTCTAGCCTTTTGTGGTGCGCTGTTACGTACACGATGTACTCCATGTATGAATACACTCTATCCCAGTAAGTTCCCTCTACATCTGCTGGCGCATCCACGATTCCACTGTCGGCATCTTGTCGCGCCTTGGCTTCAAGGGTTCGCATACGTGCATCTCCTACAACTTCCTTGCAGGTATCAATGTCAAAGCTTTTAGGTGTCATAAGTCTTTTCCCACTTTACTTATTTTAACACTCCCCATAGCTGTATCCCCACTTCGCCTCGCAAGCCACGGGTAATCCCTTAGCCCATTCGGGTGGCGCAGACATGCACTCGACGATATATGCAAGAGCCTCGTCCTTCTCCGACTCAGGAACTAAGATGACAGCCGCATCATGAACTGTTAAAGCAACGCGGTATCGCTCTTGTATCTTGAGCATCTGCTCGCCTACGACAATCCTTGCCAATGCTTGAACTACGTTTTCAACTAGCGATCCGCCCCATATGGAAACAGGCCCTTTACGTGACTTGTAGATGTATCGCGTTTTAGATTCTTCAGTATCCTTCTTAAGCTCGGGGTAACGAATCATCAGTCCGTTGGGCAGGGTTATCCCTTCCTTGGTGACCTTCAAGCATTTGTGCTTGCCGTAGGTGTAGGGTTTGGTGTTACCCCAGTAGGCAAGGTCAGCGATGACCTTGTCGCCATCCCGCCAAAGCTGAATGACTTTGTCGTTGGCATCTCGGTATGTATCAACATAACTCTTGGCTTCTGCCTCAGTGACGATTGCCCCGGGGGGACTTGTCTTGAGCGTGTGCTGAAGTTTTAACGCGCCAGTGCCATAGCCTAGACCCAGAATACAGGTCTTTCCAACGAAGCGTTCCACAGGATTCTCTTTGCTAATGGGTCGTTCATATATCTTGGACGCGAACGCAGAGTAGACATCCTCTCCATTCGCAAACTGTTGAGTGACGTCCTCCTGTCCAGCAAGCCATACCAAGACACGCGCCTCGATCTGCGACGAATCGCAGTTGATAACAACAAAGTCGTCGGGCGGGATAACTGCATTCTTGAGGGTCTTTTTCTTCTTATCTCGACTGGGCAAATTCTGGAAATTGACCTTATCAGAGCCAGCCCATCTGCCTGTGTGAGCGCCGTAATACTTGAGGGGTATGGGCAGGCGTCCCTTATTACGCTTTCCAATATCAATGAAGCGTTGGATACGAGATTCTTCCAAGGTGGACATCGTTCCAAGGCGTACAGCACATAGGTGTTGTACGAACTCGTCTTCATGTTCAGTGAGCGCCAAAAACCCCTCATCGTTTTTAGCCAGTGCATACGTATCCTTCCCTGTCCGTGGACTTACCTTCATGGGTGGCTTGACGCCAAGTTCTTCCAACACGGCAGCGAACTGCTTGTTACTCGCCAGCTTCTTGCGAACCTCTTCTTCGTCCTTGCATTTGAGTTTCTCCATCAATGTTTGGAGTAGCGCCATCTTCTCTTCTTGCAGATCAATGAGGCGGTCTTGAAGCAACGCATCGTCCACATGAAACAGCGGGTGCGTGAACATACGCAATGTCATGTCAATCAATTTAATTTCGTTGTCAGGAAACGCGCTCACGAGTATCTTGAAGAGCTTCAAAGTGAGATCGACGTCGTTCATGCAATACTCACCATATCGCTGAAGTTCTTCTTCGCTGAAGTCAAGGCGTTTCTTACCTTCGGCGTGTATCACCTCGTCGCCTTTCTCACCAATCCCATACCGCAGAGCCAACGCCTTGAGTGAGCCGCCTGCATCCACGCCATGTATCGCCCTAGCCATACATAGGGTGTCAAGTAGTAGCGCAGGGTTGACTCCAAAGTGCCATGCCAAGATACATCCATCGAACAAGGTGTTGTGACACAGCAGGGCCGCATCATCCCAGTCAATCTTCAGTAGATGTTCTTTGATCTCATCCTTCGTTCCTGAGAACCAAGTAGTCGGTTGTTCGTTGATCTTCACGCCAACGCCGATTACTTCAAAGCGACGATCTCGTACATACTCCTCGGTCGTTTGGGTTTTGAAGCCCAAGCCTTTTGCGTAGTAAGTCTCAAAGTCAAGAGTTACAGTTTTCATAATTGTTTTTTGGACTCCACACGTTTTGTTCTGATAACTCTGAGACGTTCTGTGTTTTCTGCTCTGATCTTCTCTTGCGAGACGACGACTTCTTCGGTTGTGAAGCTATGCTCATTTGCACACTCCCTCCTACGCCTGTATCTTGTGGGGGACGATCTTGTTTCTTTCACTAGACTCCACGCACCGCAGTGAGGACACTCCATGCAAATCTCCCTCTTCCTTTGTTTTAAAAATATTTCCGCACACAGTGCATCTCCACATCATCGTTTGGTTGATGATTGTTTGACGATCACCACGCAGTCCACGTATCTTGCCAAAAAATGTTTGTATTGATTCAATCATCGTCGTCCTCCCTTTTCACCTTGGGTTTAATGTAGTCACTGTCTGTTATCCCTTTCTCCTTCAGATAAAACTCCATTGCAACAAGATAAGGGTCAAAGCATGGCAACGGCGCATCGTCGTAGTAATAGTATGTCGGCTTGTACTCATCCACTGACGTAACAGTCGTGCCGTCAACAACGTGGTGATACCTTGTTTGTTGCAGTTTGATTTTGCAACCCTCCGCTCTAGCCACCGCCAGCTTCAACTCAATACTGCCAATAGGTACAAAGTTACTCCGTGTTTCATGCAGGGTAATTAGCTTGTGCCTCATGATTTCTAATCCAGTCAGCATCATCGTTCTCCTTAAATAACTGGTTTCAAATAACGTTTTTGATAGTCACAAAAAAAGGCATGGCGAACCATGCCTACGAATTAAGCCTGTGCTTTGTTGATCTCTCTGTTGAGATACCACTGAGCCTTCTGTAAGTCTTGGAGTCTGTTGCCCTTGTGGTCTGCTCTGCTGATGTACTTCACCGCATTGCCAAGGTTATAGCCAAGATTCTTTCCCTCGATAAAGTCGATAGTCTCGATGCCACCCACCTTGTAATGCTCGGGGTGATTCACTGGGTCAGGTTGCATTGTGATCGGGAAGTGTTCTTCTACGATGCTTGGGACTTTATCTAACGACCCAGCATCGGCTGGGGTCTTAACTACGGTGGGTCTATCCATCATAGGTTTAGCCACATACACCCCATCTTTTCTCTTGAAGATGTGAAGTTTCTTCCTCTGAGTGTTTAACATCACATGAGCTTGTTGCAGGGTACAGTCAAGCGTCTCGATGACTGCACTCGCTTTAATGTTTGGATTCCTACGCAACAGCATCCTTACTTTCGCTGATTTATTCATCTGCCTTCTCCTTTTTGGTACGGCGTTTCACTGATACGATTCCTGCCCCATGCAGTTCTCGTGCCTCTTGCATTGAATCTGCAAGTTCATAAGCAAGGCTAGGTATCGTCGGAGGATGTTCTCCCCGAATCAATAAACCCATCATTGCAAATCCTGCGTGAAGATCACGCAAATTACTTCGGTCTTGTTCATCCATTTAAAAACTCCTTGGTAATGCTGACGCTATCCACCAGCCAAGCGTGACCAGCCCAGTACATAAGGCCGCTAACATATTCACCGCTAGGACTGTCCACCAAAATACTTTCATGTGAACATCTCCTCTTTTATCCAAATCTCAAACACATGGATATTGTTTTCATCAACGACCCACGCTGTGCCCCCCGAGGCTTCAATATCAGATATGTTTTTATCCTGCAACGCCGTAGTTCTACCGCCATTCGCTTTGGCTTCGACTGCTACAAACTTTCCCTTCCAACAACATAAGAAGTCAGGCACACCCGCGTTACCAAACCCCGCCCCATGCGGCATCGCATAGTAGATGTTGTGTGCCTTAAGAATCTTCTTGATCTTGTCCTTGACCTTGCCCTCGGGTGTACTAGCCATCGTTCTCTCCTCTCATTAATGCCAATGTTGGGCGTGTCAACACCACACAGTAGTACGACTCGGATGCTCTCCACCCGATCTCGCCAAGTTCTTCTGACTGAGTGTTGGTGTATAGCGAGAGCTTGCTGAGTTCGTGGTCAGCCTCGACCTTCTTGTGTGGGATTGAAAGAATCATTGAGAGCTTTGTCTTCAACTCGTCAGGCAATGTGTCCTTGTCGTATCGTCGGTGATAGCCATCTGCCACATACACGATGTAGTGATCTTCTATGCGACGAACAGGGACTCGCACTAAGTCCCAGTTATATGGATGCACGACTGGGGCGAGGTCATTCAGCATGGGGTAGCCATCCAAATGTAGTCGTAGTGTGTGGCTTGTCTCTCGTAGAAGAACACTGCGTCAAGATTCTCGTCATACATATCAGCCTTTGGGATGTAGCCATTCTGCATATGCGCCCCCTTACCTTCGTACGCTAACTTAGTCATGGTCATCACAGGGATGAGATCATCACGCTCGGTGATGTCTGCATAACGCTTGAACTGCTCAACGATTTCATACTGTTTCTCCCCTACGATTTTGACTTTGCCAACTATGAAGTGACCAAAACTATCTGCACCAATCATGTAGAAAGGATTGCGAAAGAACCGACCGACTTCTTCTAACCTCTTGACTCGTATCCTATCAACTTCATTGTATTTGTCAAGTACCTTTTTACATTTAAGTGTATCGATTGTGATGTGATTTCCATTAGGACTTTCCCCTAGGAACGCACAGAGCAATGCTTGAATCTCATCAGCTTGAAGTTCGCTCGTTGACTTGTGAGTGTTACCCATCGAGGTTTCCATGATGTCCATTGCACTACTTAATTTGGTCATCTTCTTACCAATCAAGTCATCAACGCTGAGGATAGCTTTGACTCTACTAAGAGTAGCCATCAGTGAAGAGACTTTGGTGCTACGCAATGTCTGCTTGTCCTCGTCACTACTACCACGCTCTTTCTTGTAGTATGGTGTGCGATAGCAATACTCGAGCTTGTTGTCTGCGTTCAACTGAACATACGCCTTACCGACCGCCATGCCATTGGGCAAGCACAACTGGAACGCTTGTCTGCCACCACCAAGCTCAGCCTCGGCTAAAACTTTCAAACCAAACTTGTGGCACATCTCTCGTACCAGTGGGAACGCATTGCTCGCTTTGAGTACTTGCTCAAGCTCTTCGCTCTCGAATCCCGCAAGAATATATCTGCTCATCTCTTTCCCCTTTTAGTTAGTGACCCAGCCCTTGCTGGGTCGTTGATTAATACTGTTGCTGAACTTCACCATTGACCATGACTTCATATCCCCAAATGCTTGGTGGATACGCCTCGCCCTTGCCGTAATGCACAGGGATGAACACCTCGGGATGTTCCTTGTAGAGTCGCTTGTTCATGTGTCGCTTGAGATTGCAAAATATCTCATGAGGCTCGGCTTGATACCAATTCGGATGTGTGATCTGTTGTTCGATCTTCCCCACATCCAATGCCATGGCATAGAGAATCATTGCATCAAGTGGCGCTTGATCTCGCCTTGCTTCGGCTTCTTCAAAGAATTTCTTGTAGTCTCGTTGTTCCTCCTCAATGATTTCCTTAGCCGTCTCAAGAAATAATTCTCTAGACATAGCCTTGCACATGGTCTCAGCAGTCTTGTAGAAAGTCTCATATCCTGCAAGAAGATCTTTGCCCACCTTGCGATTTACTTTCTTGCCGACCACCACATAGTCATCAAGCACTTCAAAGTTATCCGCAGTCGAGACACGCATACCCTTGAAGATTGGAATACATCTGTAGTTAGCCTTATTACCAAATGTCCACACCATGCCGCCCCTGCGTGAATCATTGCAGAACCATCCATGAGAACAATCACTCAAGAACGTGCGATCGCCCTGCCCATAGTAGGTATCAGCGTTGAATTGAAAGTATCCTGCTGGATACACTGTGCCGATTCTGAATGGCAATGTTTCGTATCTCATGTATTCCCATCGGTCGCCATAGTCGTATTTGTGGATGTCTTTTGCGCCCACCGATTCCATCTCATCGTATTCCTCTTTCGTTAGAGAATGTGACTTGAAGCGTGTGCCGTATGTCACATCAAATACTTTTACGCCATCCTCCTCTCGCACAAAGAAGTTCTTGAGGTTGTGCCTACGATTGCCCACAGGATACCGATCGGTAGTGCCTCGGTATGGTTTCTCCACTTTCGTGATCTGCTCAAGACGAGCATAGCTAAGACCCTTCATTCTGTTTCCCCTTTAGTTAATGACCCAGCGGGTGCTGGGGTGTCAATTTCAGTAAGCCATGTCAACACATCACGCCAAAGCTTCGGCTGTTCTGTGTTGCCTGATAGTTTCTCTACGCAAAAGAGATAAGCGCCATCCTCCATCTGATCTCTGAGTTCCTGCGCTAACTCTTTTGATAGTCGATGACGATCTCTCTCGATCGCATTGCGTTTGTATGCAACCTCGCTTGCAATGTATATCATTGATTTAGTCATCACCAAACTTCACCTTCTTGCCGACAGGGGGCTCAAACGATTTGTTCTCGGTAACCATCCACAGGGTTGGGCTAGGAATAGTCCAAGCGATGTCGCTCTCAACATAGCCATCAGTGAACACGATCACACACTCGGCATTGATCTTCTCTTTGTTGATGTAGTGGTTGACACACGACACATGAGTACCGCCCCCACCCATCGGCTTGAGTAGACCAGCGATGTCCTGATAGTTGCCTACAAAGACTTGCTCACCATGCACATCGGTATCCCACCACAGAACACGAACCTTCTCGGGAGAACAAAGATCGCAAATAGAGACCAGTTCTGTCGCAAACTCGGTGATCTGCTCGCTACCGATTGAACCCGACGTGTCGATCGCAATGACCACCTCACCGATCGTTTCGTTCTCCATGCTTGGTAGGTAGATGTCATTAGCGAGATGCCGCTTGTTCATCTTGCGCCAAGTGAACTCATCCTTGCCCTTGATGGCGCTCGATACAAACTCACGCAACGCATCACGCCAATCGACCTTGGGCTCAAGCAAGTCAGAGATTGATCTAGGAATCTTTGCACCCATGCGACCCGCCAACATCCCGCCCTCACGCAACGCCTTGTCGATCGCATCGTTGACTTCCTTGATCTGCTCATGCGTCAGGTCTTTCAGGTTATCTAGATCATGTTCGTCTGCGTCAGAAAGATCATAGGTCTTGCCGTTGATGGTGATAGTGCCTTCGTCATCATCGCTATCTCCCGACCCAGTATCGGCTGGGTCGTTACTTTTCCCGCCACCGCCGTTGTTGTTGCCCTTGGGCTTCTTGCCACTTTTGCAGTTCTTCTTGAGATAGTTGTATACCTCACGCATCGACCAGTCTCGGAACATGGAGTCATAGACACCACCATCAGGTAACTCCACGATACGCTCAGTCGAACCATTGACTGTGCCTTTAATATCTTCGATGATGTTGTTGACAACCATGTCAGCGGCTATGTTTGCGAGCTTGCGATTCTCCTCAAACATATCCTTACCTCTTGGCAATTGCTTCAACGCCACATGAAGATTCTCATGCAGTATCAAGCCACGAACCTTGGGCTCAGAGTCCACACCCTCCAAGAACTTGCGACCATAGACCTTGTTGACACCATCGGTGTATGCCGTAGGACATCCACTGTCCACGACCTCGCTCTTACCCATCAACATCACGCCCGAATACAGCGCTGTCTCGGGGTGTTTCATCAGCGCAATGTGCGCCTTCTTCACGCGTGTTTCTTGCTTACTCATACTGCTCTCCAATAAAATATATCTAACACAATCACGACCATCGCCAACACATAGACGAGAGTCAACCATTTAGCTTCACTCATGACTTGATGTCCTCAAAGTTAAAGCCATCATCAGTCTCAACAACTTTCATCTTGCCACTTGCAATGCGAGTCATCAACTCTGTGGTAATACGCTTGTGCATATACAACTCGGCTCGCAGTCGAAACCACATCGCAGTCATGACACCGAACGCAATGAACAAAACAAACTCCAACTCAGTAATGGTTATCATCATTCAACTCCTTAGAATAATTCGTGATTGTTCTTAGCCCACTCAGCGATCTTTGCATTGTTACGAGCAAGACGAACTGCCTTGGGACTACGCATCATCATGGTGAAGAACACCGCTTGCACCTCGGATGATTGGATACGCTCGACGAACTCCATGAACGATGTCAACTCATCCTGTGTCGCCAATGTATCTACTGCTTGAAACATAATCATCAACTGCGCTGATATGTCTGTCGGCATGGTCACGCCCAACGGGTTCTTCACGATGTCCTTAACATCTGTCAATGATTTCTCCAACGACATGAACGCCGCCATATCGCCTGCCGCTGACGCACCGATCGTGCCTGCCAATGCGACCATGGTTGCGTTCTCACCCATGACATCACGATGCTTCACGATCACATCGCACTTCGCCAATGAACGAGGCGAACAGAACGACAACGTGCCCGAGCTTGGCTTGAAGATGTATGGATTATCTTTTTGGTTATCGCCTTCCAAGTACGATGCCATCACCCGAGGGAACATGGACACGAACGCCCGAACAACCCGAGAGACACCATTAGCTGTTGCCCATGTCAACCACTCATCAGCTGTGGGCTTAGCCATCCGCACGATACACACACGATTTGCCGCATGAGCAAGCATCGAGTCGCCTACACCATCCGAGGCATTGTTCGATGTCGCAATGATTACCGACCCAGCAGGTAGTGGCCTGTCACCTACCATTCTTTCCAACATCATGCGGGTAAAGATAATTTGCAGAAGCTTGGGCGACTTCATCAACTCGTCGAGCAAGATCATCTTGGGCTTGTCGCTGTCGAGCTTGAACAACTCCGCAACGTAATACTCAAGCGTCTTGCTTGCATGGTTGGGAATAGTCATACCGATGTCCGACATATCTTTGACTGGGCAGTCCACATAGATGTAGTCGTACTTGTCGCCATGATCTGCTTCCATCATGCCCAACAGCGACGTCTTGCCACACCCAGGCTCGGACTGTATGACGAGCGTCAGTTGTGAACCTATTAGCGGAATCATTTTCCGTAGTTCGCTGATGGATACCATGGGGGTGAAATTCATTTTGCTCATTTGATTACTCCTTGATTAAACACACTGAAAAGAACTGAACTTACTGAGGATGCTGTCAACATCCTCCTTCACACTTGAACGCACTGCGTCACTCTCTCGAATGTCGCTTGCACTCACATCGGACAATGCTCTCTCAAGCGATGCCCGAGCCAACTCGAGATCGGGATCAGCGTTTAAGTTGAAACCCTTGAATGTCTCGCACATCTCCAACGCCTTTTGGATAGTGGTGTCATAGATCTTGCGCTTACGAGTCTTGGTCTCGCCTGTGTTGTCGTCAACGCCAAGCTCATCCACACCGCAACAATGACTGATCGACTGCATGACTTCGACGAGCCTTGTTTTTTGAGCCAGCATCACCTCGGTCACTATGTTCTCGGCTTGTCTGCTGTATGTCTCAAACAAATCATCAGCGATATCGTTCGCAATGCCACAGCGAAAGTCGTTGCTTGGCACTTCACTCACAAACAACTCGACACCGAACTTGCGGCGCAACTCATCCACTGCTGGGTAGTCGCTTCGGTTGAACATATCGCCTGCGCTGAACGCCATGTCGGACACGATCGAACTGTATGACGCAAGAAACTCATCCACCAACTTGTCGAACTGCGCCTTATGCTCGCCGAACTCCTGCTTGAAGCGAGGCACATCAATGCTTGGTAACAGATCGTTTGCATCGTTCCAACGATATGTCCTGCGCTTCGTCCAGTTATAGATAGTCTGACGATAGTTGACGATCGCCTTGTGCTTGGGATGATCTGCGAGCAAATGCTTGGTGTACTTGCCCGCGTTGCGAACGGCTTTCTTTGCGTCAGAAACCTCATTGCTGATGCCCCTGTCCTGCTTAGTTGCCGACCACACATTGGTGTCGATTGATACCAACACCGCACTCGATGCCAAGCTGATGAGATGCTTGGGCTTTTGCAATTCCATGTTCATGTTCTCTCTCCTTTAATTAACAACCCAGCAAGTGCTGGCCTCTTACTTACGAACCGAGCCAACTTCCTTCCCGACTCAGTTATAAGTATAACACAACTTGACATATAGGTCAACCCCTTTACGCAAAATAGTTGTTGACGATGACACC